TAGACGCAATCGCGGATCGGATTCTCAGCTTTCGGGCGATAGGCCAATACCCGATCCGCGATTGCGTCTAATTCTTTGGGTGTTTTTGGTGGCTTCATTGTTTCAGTTTCTGGTTTCGTTGATCGAAGGGGGCGTTGAACGTCCTGTCAAAGATTTCCTGCGGGCTCGGCTCTGCTTGCGCAGCGTCCTTTCGATCTGCCCACTGCAAAGCAGCAACGGCAAGGGCCGCAATATCAAGCATCCGATCTCGCCAAATGTTGGAGTTGTCGGCGTCTGCCGCCTGATTGACCTGCTTGCGAATGAACTCCTGCCAATCGAACTCGTCATGTTCGTCGTCGTGTTCCGGGCCGCCCCAGCGCGCATCTTGTTGGTCGCGCCTAGTCAAAACGTCGCCGATCACGCCGCTGTATTGAGCCCGGTACGATTCGCAAACCGTGCCCGGTTCATCCTTTACGCCATGGCAGGGATGGCCCCACGCTTTAGGGTCTTCGGCGGCAAGTTCGGCATCGGTGAAAACGTGCGGACATTCTGTGCAAACACTAGCCATGCTGATTTAGACCTCCGCGATCAAGTCGCTATAAGTGAGACGTTTTCCCGCCACGGCATCGATGAACGAATCAAGCCGCTTCAAAGTGTGGATTTTGACGTTGCCGAAATTCAGTCTAAAGGTGAACTCGTCAACGTAGCGATGAAGGTGCTTTTTGCTCGCGTGATGGTAGACGCCGTGGAGTCCGCGCTTGAGAACCGCCCAAACAGATTCGATGCTATTTGTAGAGACGTTCCCGCGCCGCCAGACGCCCTCAGAATGGTTTACCGTGGCATGTTTGAAGAACAAGCCGCCGATGCCGCTATAAGCGCCGTGCTCGTCAGTGTGAAGCGTAGAACCTACTTCGCAGTATTGATGGATTGCGCCCTGAATGGTCGGAAGGTCGTTGGCCGTAATAACCATTGCCTTCGTGCGACCGCCGCGCTCACGCATCCCCAAAACCGGAGTCTTGCCGACTGCGCCGCGTCCCTCTTTCAGTTTCTTGTTTTCGTGCTTCGCGTACTCTTTGCCGCCTACAAAAGTCTCGTCAACTTCGATGATGCCGCGCAGTTGGTCAAAGTCATCGCCACAGGCTTCGCGGAGGCGATGCAACATGAACCAAGCCGACTTTTGGGTGACGCCGATCTCTTTGGCGAGTTGCAGGGAGCTAATGCCCTTGCGGGCCGTCACCAAGAGGTACATGGCGTAAATCCATTTATTCAAAGGGACGTGGCTGCGCTCGAATATCGTGCCCGTTCTGACCGTGAAATCCTCCGTACAGGCGTTGCAGCGGTAGAACCCTTTGCGCTTCCGCGCCGTGACGTTCTGGCCTTTGCAGACCGGACAGAACGCGCCGTTAGGCCACAGACGAGACTCAAGATAAACGCGAGCCGTTTCCTGATCGGGAATCAACTCGAACAACTGAAAGGTGGATATTGTGCTTCGACTCATGAATCAAATTCTAGCACAGAATCGCAAGGGACTCAAGTATATAATTCCCTTTCCGAAAGATATCAACTATCGCCACTACGGAGGGCGCGGTATTACCATGTGCGAGCGGGCCGCGTCCAAGCCAAGCGCCCACGCCTCTTCTTGGACTCGCGAATAGTCACCCGTGGTAACGTAGAAATTCTCGGCAGGTTCGCTCATTTCCTAGTGTCCGGCTTTGGTTTTGCGTCAATCAGAACCGCTCGCAGCGCTTTATTGTAAGAGCCAAATTGTTTGCGCAACCTGTCCCACGCTTTCATCACCTCAACGTCAAGGCGATATGTCTTTGTTTTGTATTCAGCCATACGCTTGTGTACGGTACACTCGAAGAAGCCTGAAGTCGAATCAAAAGATTTTATAGATACACGTACACCTATCAAAACAATTCATTGGACAAGTACACGTGTACGGAGTAGAGTCCGTCTTGTCAGTTGGTTAGTTCTTCGACAAACAGGTACTTCGCAGAAGGGGTGATTGACCATGGAATGTTTTGACCGAGATGGCAACTTCTTTGTACCGCGCAGGGTGCCGGTAGTTGAGGCATATATCTTGCGCGAGATCGAGAACGGCAAGACCCGTGAGCAAATAATGGCCGAAATGAAGGCGCAAGACGAGGCTGACCGCGCTCCTTTTTAACTTCTAACATTGATGCCGGATGTCCCTGAGAATCGTGGACGCGAAGATTGTAAAGCGTGCATTAAGAAATTGGAGAAAAGGAAATGAGCGCCAACACATCAAGAGTTTGTAAATGGTGCCAAGACGGACAGCCAGTTCTAATCCTTGATGCTGACGGCACACGCACCGACATTACGCGGAACCCCGGAACCGCTTGCCATGCCTATGATGATTCGTGGTGGCCCTGCGAAAAGCCTTGTTCGCTTTGCGACAAAGGATTTCCAATCAATGAACACGGTGAACACTACGGCGCTCAATCGCTAGGAATGGTTCCAAGCCGTCGATGCGACAAACTTGTGCCCTTCTCTGAGCCAGCCAAGCCAATTCAGTATGCGTCCGATTTGATTGCGCATCTTGAGCGTGGCGGCGTTATCGCCACCGGCGAGCCTGAGCATGTCTTGTTTCTTCGATATGAGATGTGGGAATTCGATGGAAAAGTTCACAGGTATTTAGGCCGCTACGGATGGGGAAGTGCGTTAGGTCAAGTCGAACAGAACGTAATGGACGTTCTCCAAGAGCCGCAATTCTGGGTGAAAGTTCCCGCGTGCAAGGATGCTGACGAGGTTGAAAAAGTGGCTAAGATCGAGTTAGCGAAATTAGGTAAGTACGTTGATTATGAATGGGAGTGGAGCGTCAAAGATGAACGACCAGCAAACCAGTGAGCCAGCCAAGAGACCGTGTAGAGAGTTGTCGGATGAATCGGGGGCGGCGGCAATCTTGGCTCCGACAATCGGAAAGGTTCGACCTGAAGTGTACCGAGAAATGCTTCAGCAAGTTATAGCGCTGCAAACAGAGAAGTCGCGCATTACGGGACTGCTCCTCGCGGCACTTGATCGCGCCGATACCGCCGAGGCGAAAGTTGCAGAACTAACAACTTGTGAATCGTGCCAGAAGCCCGTAGCCATACACGCTTGCCACAATCACGCAATAGAAGGATGAATCAAACAATGGGACACGCACACGATGACATGGACGAGAACGCCTCTCCAGTGAGCAATGAAGAAGCCAGAATACTTAGGCAACTGAGCGCGTCCCTGAGCCAGTACCCACAGAACCAGAGCAAGATGACGATAGAACTCACAAGTGGGAAATCACGCCGCACCCTGACGCCGACTATGATTATTTCGTGACTGACGATGACAAAGAAGCACTGCAAATGATTATTCACACTGCTGAACTCCATCTATGGGACGCAGCAGAAGAAGGCGAAGAGAGAATTATGAAAGTGAGGCTGAACAAGATATGAAGCCATCTGCCGTACAGAAAGACGAAGCTATCGCAACGGATGACAACCGACTTCCATCTTGGGCCGATCCGAACTGCGGATGCTGTGGAGGCTCTGGCTACACGAGTCTGGGCGGATGCTACGTGTGCCAAAAACGCGCCGCTACCCGCGATAGTTTAGGAGTTGAGGCGCAGAAGGAACGTGTCTATGGTTGGATTACGGGCAACCAGTACCAAGAGCGCGGTTACTATGAAGGCGGCAAGGGCAAGCCAAATGGCGAGCCGTGGTACAAGCGCCCTTCTTGATTTCATCGCGAACGCAAGACAGGACATCCCCTATCTTCTCACCTTAGTTGAAGGGAAATGAGACTAGCTCTTTGATAATCGATCTAACCGAGTTTGGCGAGCTTTAGCTAGATTAGCTGAGGATGCACGTTTCTTGGCCTTAGAGGTTGATTTGCCGCCGATTTTACCCCCGCGCTTGCCTAGCTCTTGCATTACCTTTTTGATGGTTTCTTGGTTCATGGTCATTAATCGGTTTGTGCCGGATCGTACGGGCCGCTTGTATTTGTTTTGAACCTTTTTGTTTCAGGCTCGCGTGCTTGTAGCCATTTCAGCAAATATTGAACGTCGCTGATTTCGAGCATCACCTTAGGCGAACCTGCGGACATACCTTTGAAGTTTTGAGCGGTTTCTAGTGCTCGTTCAAATCGCCGTATCAGTTGGGTTGGTAATGTCATTGTTCAAATTCCTGTTGGCAATGCGAGCAATAGAAAGACAATTCAACCTCACAAGATGGACAGTTGCGCTTTGCTTGAAAATGTTCTATCGCGGAAACAATCCGCTGCTCTAGCAGATCGTAGTCGGCCACGGTCATAGATTGTCCGCAACACTCATTAACGATAGATTCTGCCGTCGCTTGGATTTCTTTATTCGCCATTATCTTCCGCGTACTCGTCGTTACAGTCCGAGCAATAACCATCCTCGTCAAGATCGGTTTCAGCGTGACAGCTTAGACAGTTCTTAATCTGTTCGCCCCAGATTATCCAGTGCGTGTTAGTAGCTTCCATAGTCCTCGCCTTGCCGCTCTTGCCATCGTGCTTCGATAGCTGAGGCGTCCGCGAATGAAGATTTATTTCAACTAAGACTTGGAACGTGATACTCTACTTAACGTGAGTTTTGTAGTTTCTCACTTTTTCTGCTTGTTCCCGCGTTAAAATAAAAGCGATTCCTGCTCTTTGAACTGTCAGCTTTAAGCGAAGGATGCGGTTCTGGATCGCCCGTTGGCTGATACCTAATTCTTTGGCTAGTTGTTGTGTGGTTATCATCGTGCGATGCGCTCCTGTTTGACTCTTAGCTCCTGATAGAACTTGTCGATTGTTAGCGGCTTTGGGCATGGTTCTTGAGGGATGGTTTGCTGAAGGCCGAATGCGCCCGCTGGCCCGCGATTGTTGAATCCAAGCTGACAAGAATTCTCGTAGCTCTTGGCCGTGCCATCAAGGGCTTTGCATCGCTCGCATGTGCGTTTTTGGGTGTATAGGCTCATAGCGTCACCTTGCAGGGCCGGTTGATAGACTGATTAACGCCGCCGATCACCGCACAACTTTTACACTTCTGGCAATAGGCGTAATGGTTAATGTCGTGGTTTTGGCCGCGCTGGAAATTGCCAAGAGAATGGCCGTTAGACTTTGCGACTGCTCGCAATGCTTTCTTAGCATTTTCGTGAGCGTAGTTGCCCTTGATTTTATTACGCATTAGAGAATTGTCTCCGTAGTATTTTCCCCGTCGTGAATCCATACGCGGCAGCTTGGTTGCGCTATCATTAAATAGTCGCGCTTCGCTTTGACCTGAGCGACAACGGATGCCTTGCTGGTGAACTCGTACTTGGTCAGCCATTCGTTAGCCGCTTCAAGGCGACGAGCAATTAGCCGTTCAGAGTAATCTTTGTATTCAGCGCGGGCGCGAGTTGTAACAGCTTCAAGGTCTGCGACCAATTGAGTGTCAGGGTAAATCCGGCGAGTTAAAACCTGTCCACCGCTGGTATAAATCGCAGTTCCTTGCCGCTTTCCCATTGAGGTTAAAGTTAGAGCTTGCGCGCAAACCAAAGCGCGCCCTTCAAGTTCGGAATCAGGACTCAGACAATACGAATAAACCTTATCGCCTTTCTTGAATCCGTGATTTGAAAAGGTGCTATTCATTACGTGAACACGATACGCCTAAGTGAAGTCTGAGTCAATACACTATTTCGTGTATATACAGAGACAAGGATATTTTGATACTCTACTGAGGAAATGAGAGACTTAAACTTATTTCACCGGTCGAATTATTCCGGAACGGTCACGGTTGACAAGGTTCGATACAAACCAATCGCTCGAAAGGTAATCAAACAAGCCCAAAGAATACTTTCTGCGATCAATCGGAGAGTTCAATGAAAGAGTGCTCTCATGCCGGACGGTCTCACGATTAAGCAAAAACTCTTTATTGAGTGCTATTTGCAAACTCGCAACGGCTTCCAATCTGCTAAGTTGGCGGGATATGCAGGCGATGATCACACCCTGCGCGTTGTGGCCTCCCAAAACTTAGCAAAACCTAGCATTCGCGCCGAGATTGACCGCCGCTTAGAACCTTTCATTCTCTCAGCAAACCAAGTTTTAGCAGGACTGTCAGGGATTGCGGACATTGACATTGCTGACGTGTTCGAGCCTGACGGTTCATTTGATTTAGCCAAGGCAAAGGCGCGTGGAGTGTCTCGGTATATCAAGTCGATTACGCGGGATAAAGACACGCTCGCCGTAACTAAGGTTGAAGTGTATAGCGCACACGAAGGATACCGAGATATGGGCAAACATCGCGGGCTATTTCCAACGAAAATCGAGATTTCCAAATCCGAAGCTGACGAAGCGATTGATCGTTCAGGCGCTCCACTTCCCGAAACATTTCACGGTGAGCCTGTGGTAGACTCCGAAATGTGAGCGTTCAAATTCAGTTAGGGCCGGACATTTCCAAGTGGCCTCCTGCATTTCAAGAGAGATATCGCCAAAGACAGCAGCTTGCAAAGCAATCCTCAACTAGCTCTCCCTATCAAAACGATCTCCTCGAATCTGCAATAGAAAACTGTATAGCTGCCCGTTCTCTAATTGAACCAGAACAAACTAAACTCCAGCCTCTAATCGACTCCGCGCCCGACGAGATTACGCTACAGGCAAGACTGTATCAGCGTGATTTGGTTGCGTGGCAATTGAATCGAGCAGCGGACACGGCTTTAGAGCGCAAGGTCTATTTATCGGCAATTTCAGACCGCGTAGCAGAGTTGGCTAAGTGTAAGGCCGATGTGTTGCACTGGTTTAAGTATTACGCTTGGGGATTTGATCCCAGACCCGATGCCCCGCTTTCAGTAATGCCGCTAACGCCGTTCCCTTTTCAGGAGCGGTACATTCTTTGGGTTGATAATTTAGTATTCACCCTGAGATCGTCGGGGGTAGCTGAGAAGTCTCGTGATATGGGCGCTACGGTCTTGTCTCTCGGAATCTCAGTGCATCATTGGAGGTTTCTACCCTATTTCGCTGTCTTGTTAACTTCGGAAAAAGAGGATTTAGTTGACTCCAAAAAGGACTTAGACACTCTATTTGAGAAGGTGCGATTCTTCCTTCGTTACCTGCCGGGGTGGATGATTCCACAAGGGTTCTCTCTTGAGCGAGACATGCCCTATATGAACATTTCCAACCCGGTAGAGGGTGGAAGCATTACCGGGTCGGCTCCGACTGAGCGTGTAGGCCAGCAGAGACGAAGATCGATGGTTGTGGCTGACGAGTTCGCATCATGGCCCGCTGGTGGGTTTCCTCAACATCAAACACTAACTCAGACCACAAAATCTCTGCTGGCTGTAGGGACGCCAAAGGGACGGTTTAATAAGTATTCTGACTTGATTCACGACGGGGTGACGCCCAAGTTTGAAATGGACTGGCGAGAGCATCCGTGGAAAGATGAGCGTTGGTATAAGTCTTTACCTTTTGGAATTCTCTGTCCCGCTATGACCGCGGAGGATATCGCACAGGAAATCGATCGTAATTACGACGCTTCACAACCCGGACGAGTTCTTAAGAATGTAAGAGAAGAATACTGTTTCATCACTGAAGATGAGTTGGTGGAGGCTTTTCCCGGACGTGAAACGTTGTTCTATGATCGTGATGGTCGATTTCGTTTACCTTTAGATTGGAACTGGGGAAGAGTAACAGACTACGGCGAGTCTGCCCAGAAAGAAGACGACACGCATATTTGGGCCTATTCATTATTCGCGAGACCGGCTGAAAGGTGGCCGTCATGGGCTTCTGATTCTCTGTTTTTCTTTCACAGTAGACCAATAGAACCAATTGGCGCAGCAGAACTACAAGCGTTTGCGTGTTATTCGCAGTGGGAAAGAGATATCGGGGTACGAGGATCGCAAGGATTTATCAGAGAACCGCAAGTCAATGATATGTCTCACGAGGCTACCGATCCAAAAGAAGTCTTACTGACTAAATGCGGTGATAATTGGCGAATTCCTGATCTGGACTTCGACAAGGGCCGTCGTAAGTTAGTGTTCCATTTTGAGATTATCGACAAACTTATTCCTAACCCCGTTCGCTCAGAATTAATGGGCCGGTGTCGCATCTATTTTGTTGCGCCCAAAGGGTCGTATCGACTTGCAAGAAACGAGAGAAACGGATCGCACTTCGTAACCCCTAGCACAACTCAGCAAGCCTTCAGACGATTAAGAGCCGAGATTCCTGCTTGGCACTACCCTCCTGAAGAACGCGGCAAGCCAGTCCCAAAGATGCGGCCTAAATCTGTTTTTGACGACATCATTACTACAGTTAGATACGCGGTGGCGCGGTGGGGAGTAGACGCCGAACCGCGGCGCTATCACGAGAAGGTCGAAGAAGTCATGCAACCAAAACACCGCGAACTTCTTGCCACGGTGAACGAGGGAAAGGGAATTGCTCCCGAACAAGAATTGTCGCTTCTGTTTGCGATTGAACAAGCCAAGAGAATCGTTGACGATAGTGATATGGCGCAGGAGTTTGACGAGTGGGGAAATCGCACAGGGTAAGCCAGTGCTATACAAGTGCAATACGAGTGCGGTACAATGTGCGGTACAAATGACAAAGGCAGATTCTAAGGCGGTAAGTTTCCGATTGAAGTCGGCGGTGGTTTGGGCGATTGAGGATTTAGCGGCGCAGTGGGAATGCAGCCAGACGGCAGCGGTCGAGAAGGCAATTCTTCGAGCGCACGGTCACGAGAGATCGGCAGAGGTAAATGAGAAGACTTCCGCGGCTTTGCAGGTGGTTGCGAATACCCCGCCACGGCGCGAATCTGGACTTGAGCGCGCACAGCGAGAGAAGCAAGAACGCTACGAGCGGACAGCGGCATTGGATTCGGTAGACGATCCGAGCATAGACCGGAGCGATGAATATGTCTCAAACTAAGAAACCGGACACGCGCACAGATGCCGAGAAGTTAGCAGACTGGCGGGCGAAGCGTGGGAAGCCACTCGATACCCCGAAGGGCAAGTACAAGTGGGGAACGAAGTCATCAGGGAAGAAGGAATCTGAGAAATGATCACGGCAGATCAGCTTTTGTGCCCGCAATCGGCGACTACATTTTGCCATCCAATCGGATGGCAACCGAGAAAACCAAGAAGTCCGCGCTCTGCCATGTTCTGACCTATGGAATTCCGTTTCTCTTTTTGCGACCGTCGTGGCTTGCTTTATTCGTGATCGTGTCAACGCATTGCGTGATCGACCGCTGGCGTCTCGCGCGATTCGTAGTTTGGGTCAAAAACTTTATCGCGCCGCTGTCGCGCAACTTTGGCAGGCTTATCAGGTCATGCCGTCTTCAACGTGGGCATCGTGCGTAAAAACAGGCTATCCCGCGCTTGCTCCTGATTGGCTCGCAGTGTGGCTGCTCATTATAGCCGACAACATCATGCACGGTCTCGCGCTGAAATATCTATGAAACTTTCAAAACGACAACAGGAAATCGAAGCACGGAAAGCCGCAGACCCGATTGCTCAAGCAATTGGTCGAGATGATATTGATTATGAGTCAGATGAGTTGCCAACGGCACCACGGCAGAAGTTGTCCGACGTTGCTCCTAATGGTCTGACAGTGACAATGCGTGGTGATGAAGTTGTCGATATTGAAACCAAGTGAGCGGCAGATTCGGTAACTTCACTATTTACCAATCTTTGAATCTACCGTACACTCAGTCGCATGAGTTTTGAGGACGCATTGATGCCGCTACTTAAGCGGCCTCGGCAACCCTTAGACGAACGGCTGCCTAATGGTCAGTCTGTTTACCATCTAATGGGCGCGCTTAGTCAACGCCCGAAGTCTCTCACTCTGCCGTCAGCTACGACTACGGACGATTGGAGCGGTAGCAATGCACAAGACCCGCGCTCGAATTATCCAATTTCGCCTCAACCTTCAGCGTTGAGTCAAGTCGGTGAACCGCCTCCCGCAATGGAGTGGAATCCGATTGTTAAAGACCAATACGGCAAACCTTCAGTAAGCCCTACAGCTAAAGGGAGCCGCTCGGATATTCTCGAAAGGCAATTCGAGGCCCAGCAAGCATGGGAACCTCAACCTCACGGCAATCGATTAGTGGGGGCGTTAAAAGGGGCGCGTGACGCAGTCAGACTAAACGCACGTCCAGGAATGTCGCCGGGCGAACTAATCGGCACTGCTATTGGCGGACTGGGAGTAGGCGCAGCGACGCGGAATCCGGACTTGTACTCAAAAGAGATCGAAGAGCGCAAGACTTTAGGTGATCTGTCTACCGCGTTAGGCGTAGAGAAGGAACGAGCGTCAATCGCCAACGCCTCAATGGTGCCGATAAGTGTTCCCGATGGGCGTGGTGGGTATATTCAGACGATGGTGCCGCAAGGTAAAGCGGCAACTACATTACAAGCTAACGAAAAGACCCGACAAGGCCAACAGAAAATTGATGAGACGGCAGAGCAGAACAAGGCGCATCGTGACCGTTGGGCTGCATTAGGCCGAACCGAACGAAAACGACAAATCACGAACGAGTACAAGGCCGGGATGCTGCGGACTCCAGCCCAATTACAAGATGCTGCTGATGAACTAGAGATACCCGGCGAGCTACAGCCTGCATTCATTCGCGGTGAGATGCGCGATGCCTTGGACGCCAAGGGGAATCTAATCGAGGTTAATCGTAAGACTGGAGCGGTTACAACGCCAACACAGGACGGACAAGCAGTTCAGTCTTATGAGGTAACCAAGGAAGCTGGGCGCGCACAGAGAGCTAAAGAGTTCTTGGCTGCGAGCATGTCGCGGCAGCAGACCCAGATTGCGGCAGAGGCGGGTAAATTTGGCTCTGAAAAAGACTTGCTTGATTTATCGTCCGATTATGATCGGCAGGCCAAAGAGAAACAGGCCGACGCCTCAAGGGTTACCATCAAGACTCAGGCGGACTTAGACCGCCAGCGACAACTGAACAAGGATGCCGCTGATTTACGCCAAGCGTCGCGCAACGCCAAACTCCAAGCTATTCGAGCACGTGGTGCGCAAGGGGCAACACAGCCTGCGGGAAAAAAGCAGCGCGTCTCTAGTTCCGATCTCAACAAAGTTCTAGGATTGCCTTGACCCCTGAAGATCAGATTAAGCCCCAATCCCCGGACGTTGATCTTTCTGACGCGATAGAACAACTACGAGTTAAGAAGGGAATTCCCAAGCCTCTTGTCGATCGATTGATTAGCCAAGAGTCGGGTGGGAGCGAGGCGGCTGTATCTCCCAAAGGCGCTCAAGGCTCGTTTCAGGTGATGCCCGCAACCTTCGACCAATACAACCGAAAGGTTGGCGGGAAACTGGATCGGAACAACCCGTTAGATCGTGCTTACGTTGGGCTCTCGCTACTTCAAGACAACTACAATCAGTTTAAGAATTACGCAAAGAGTGATCAGCACAATTGGGGAATGGCGTTGGCTGGATACCATGCTGGCCCAAACGCAGTCATGCGTGATTTACGCAAGGGCGGCAACGGAATTCCCGATGCGAGCGACGGCCTGATTAATACTCGGGACTATGTTTACAATATTCTGAGCGGGATCAAACCTGAGCCTAAGCAGGCAGACACAACCCCAGACAATGTAGGACAAGTCCCGACAAATCAACCAAAGACACCGCAAGTCTCTTCGGTGGTTAGCGATGCCCAATTTCAGGGGCCAACCCCACAAGAGCCAATAGCTGATCTTCAGGTTCGTCCCCAAGTAAAACCGGTTGACTTCAAACAGGCGACTTTGGGCGATCAAGGGAAACCGACGCTTAATCCAATTGAGAACTTGTACCGTATTGCTGAGAACGAACCGAAGCCGAGCGGTACGCTTCAACAGCAATTTGAGCAACGGAGATTTCAAGCACCTGAAAGCCTACAGCAAAGCCAGCGGGTGAAACTCGCCTTCGCACCTCATCTGAATCCGTCACCTCAAGAGGTGGAACAAGCCTACATCAAGGCTCTCGGCCCAGAGTACGATCAGTACAACAAAATGCACGTTGCTCAGACCGGGCAGAACCTTGTTTCGTTTCATCCTGAGCAGTTGGCCCAGATCAAACGAGAACCGGACGGGAGTTTTTATATCTCGCCACGTAAAGATGCGCTCGACTACCTGAATGCTTACGTGACCTCAGGTGGCAATCTGGATAAGGCAAATGAGGTTGCAGGTCAGAATCGACAGGCTCAATTTGATGCGGCCAAGGTTGCTCAACAGGGGGCGAAGCAAGATGTCGCCGAGATAGAAGCAGCAAGAAAATCAGAGGGCGCTGAAGGCTCGCTTAAGATTCCATTGCCTTACGACCCGCTCGATCCAAACGCACAGAAGTCTCTTGATATCTCAGGACGTGCAGTAACAGGCCCAACCGAGAGATTTGCAGCGGGGATCATTAAGGCTTTAGGTGGGGTGGCAAGTGTGGGCGGACTCGCGCCGAATCATTTCGCCGACTATCTCAATCGACGCGGTGAGATTGTAAACCTGGGAGCATCGCTGCCCCCGCTCACGGCTGAAGGAAAAGAGATTCAGAAAAATGTTCCTGAAAAGGTTGCTACCGCGCTAGGTGATTTGGGCTACACCGTCTTTTCGATTGCGGTGGCAAAGAAAGTTACGGGCTTGCCAATTAACGCGATCATGGCGGCAGAGGCAGGACTAAAGAATAGTGACAAGCCCGCTGGACAGCGGGCCACTGAAATAGCAAAAGCCTACGCACTAGGTTCTGTGCTTGAAGCGGATATTGGTCGATTAACCACTGGTGCGATGTTCGCCGTTCCTACGGGCGTAGAAGGCGCTCAAGCGGCGCTACAACGTAAAGCAAAGGGCGAGAATCCTGATTGGGCCGATGTTCTATTGGATACCGGCATTCAAGGCGGACTTGGCGCGATTCTCGGAGGTAAGAAGGGAACAGAAACACCAACTGAATTGGGAATTGAGAACGCGCCCGTCGCTGGCGTACAAGGTCGCGGAGCGTTAGATGCAGACCAAACTCTTGCGGCGCGCGAAGCATCGGTAAAGCCCGTTACTGACTCAGAAGGAAATGTCTTGCTGAATCCTGATGAGGTTGCGCATGGCGGCAAGCCAAAAATCAAACTGGCGAATCAGCCGACAGGCGAAGCCGCGCATCTCGCTAACTTCCGCGACCGCGCGCCTGACGGAACGTTCGTTGAAGGCGCAGCAAAGATTCCCGAAGAATTCAAATCTGAAAATGTTTCCGCGGCGCGATCTAAGAGGAGCGGAATAAATGAAACAAAGACTAACGACACACAATCATTACCGCTTACCCAAGAAAGTGAGACGCCAAATCGGACGACTGTACCGCAAGGGACGGGTTTTGCGCGGCCCGCTGACCTTGGAACAAAAGAGGGAGAAACATCGCGCGGAACTGTGGCAACAAGCACAGAACAGCCGCAACTAACTGCCCCACCTTCTGAGGGTGGAGTATCTGTACCTGAAGGGAAGCCGACGCCAGAAGCGATGCGGGTTGCCTATTCGGAAGCGTTGAATGAACCCGTTAACATAATCCGAACTCGCGAGGGCGATAACGGCACGGCGTATTTGTTTCAAGGTGAAAAGTCGGGCGCGCTTGGTGTTGAGGGTCGTCAATCAGGTGCGGAGCCTTCTACGACATCAGCCCGTCAATCCCAGCTAGCCGCAGACCGCGCCAAATTAGATTTGCCTGAGCTACCCCAAGTCGAGCGTAAGGGTTGGCGCACATCACTTCAAAACGCCCAAGACAGAGGACTAGATCGACAAGCGAATAGAATTGCTGACGGCGTGCTACAAGGACACCTGAAAGCTTTGGACGATGAGCAAACCGCTGGACTAGTTTTGCGAATGCAGCAAGTTAAGAACGAGCATTCAGGACTCCAAAAACAAATCTATCAAGCCGACCCGAAATCAGAAGAATTTGAAACGTTACGCGCACAGAATGAAATCCTCGAAGCTGAAGCCGACAAACTTCAACGAGCAATGAATCAGTCAGGATCGGAGAAAGGCCGAACACTTGCCGCGCAAAAATTAACCATTAATCAAGATATGGATTTGGTCTCAATGATTACTAGGGCGAAGGCCAAAGGTCTTGAGATTACTCCTGAACGTCGCGCGAAGTACGAAGCGATGGACAAAGAGATTAACGGTGATCCTACCGCCCCTGAAGGCTCACCAGAACGTCTCGGCTTGAAGGAGCGCGCGAGAATTGCAGAAGAGAAGGCAAAGACCGCCGAGTTGCAATCTGTTACTGAAAGAGTTTCGCGAAAGAGCAAGCGTACCCAGACAAAGCAAGCTCTTGACGATGAGGCGGCTACGATCAAGACAAACATTGCGGCAGAGTTTGCGCGACTCAAGACTCAACTCGGAAGTGACAACGTCCGGTCGATGGCGGGACTTGGGAACCTCGATCCTGAAGGCATTATCACAAAGAATCTAGCGAAGTATTTACGCAATCGAGTACAAGCTGGTGTTACCGACGCGGCGCAGATTCTTGACGATGCTTATAGCTTGATCAGGGAACACGTTGACGGGATTACTAAGGGCGACGTGTTGGATGCTCTGCTGGCAAAGTCTCGTAGTCAACGAACAGACTTATCGATCCAGCTAGCAGATGTTCGCAAGCAGTTAGATGTTCTGGCTGTTGAGTCTCAGCAACGCACAGTTCGACCGCAAGGGCCGAAACAGTCAGAGGCGCGTAAGCTACCAGCAGAAGGCCCACGACTCTCTGAAGGCGTAGGGGCGAAGGAAGGCCCGGAATTAGGGCCGCGACAAGGGCCAAAGTTACGTGAGGGATTCCGACAAACCGAAGGGCCGCGACTGTCGGAGGGTCAAGGACGTACTGAGGGGCCGCGCCTCTCAGAGGGAGTGGGCGGTAAAGAAGGCCCAAGCTTAGGCCCGAAGCAAGGCCCGAGGCCGTCTGATGCTCGTAAACTGCCGATGGAGGGCCCAAAGATAACCGACGCCCCAAAGCAAGGCCCAACCCAAGCCTACTTCAAAACCCGTAAGGCGGCGCTGCTGAAACAAGAGACAGAACTACAAAGACGGATTGCTGAGCAAGACTTCAGCGAGAAGGCCAAGCGTCCACCAATTGTCTACAACAAAGAACTTAACGACATTCAGGGTCGAGTAGCATCGCTCCGTAAGCAATACCAACACGACCTTGATCTAGCCAAACCGAAAACGGTTGGCGATCTTCTGGTGAGATGGAAGCGATTCGCGGTGCTAACG